GGCTGTAGACCGCAACCCCCAGGGCGAGATTATCTACACCTACCAAGGTGATAAAGGGCAAGCCAAACTGACCCGTGAGCAGGTGCTACACATTCCCGGTTTGGGCTTTGATGGGTTGATTGGGTATTCGCCGATTGCGATGGCGAAAAACGCTGTCGGCATGTCGTTAGCCACCGAGGAGTATGGGGCGAGGTTCTTTGCCAACGGAGCCAACCCCGGCGGCGTGCTGGAACACCCCGGCACGATTAAAGACATCGCCCGGGTTAAAGAATCTTGGAATGCGGGGTATCAGGGCAGCAGCAACGCCCACAAGGTGGCTTTGTTGGAAGAAGGGATGAAGTTCCACCAAATCGGCATCCCACCCGAACAAGCCCAATTCTTAGAGACCCGCAAATTCCAAATCAACGAAATCGCGCGGATATTCCGGGTGCCACCCCACATGGTCGGCGACCTCGAAAAATCGAGCTTCTCCAATATTGAGCAGCAATCCTTGGAGTTCGTGAAATACACCCTCGACCCCTGGGTAATCCGCTGGGAACAGTCCCTCACCCAAGCCTTACTACTGCCATCGGAAAAGCAATCGCTATTCATCAGGTTCAACCTAGATGGGTTATTGCGCGGTGATTACGAATCGCGGATGAAAGGGTACTCGACCGGCATCCAAAACGGCTTCTACTCCGTAAACGACGTCCGAGCCTTAGAAGACCTGAACCTGCTGACCGAGGCTGAGGGCGGGAATTTCCACATGCTTAACGGGAACATGGTGAAGCTGGCCGATGTGGGGATAAGTTACTCCAAAAATGGCAACACGAACAATATTGAAAGCGAGGCCAAGCGTGAAAAGTAAGTTTTGGAACTGGATCAAGAATGAGGCCGACGATGACGGAACCGCCACCCGCACGCTCCACTTGGATGGCGTGATTGCGGCTGAAACGTGGTGGGGTGATGAGGTGACTCCGGCGTTGTTCCGCAATGACCTGTTCGCCGACAATGGCGACATCACCATCTGGCTCAACAGCCCCGGCGGTGACTGCATCGCGGCATCGCAGATTTATTCGATGCTGATGGATTACCCGCATCAGGTCACGGTCAAGATTGACGGCATCGCCGCCAGTGCTGCTTCGGTGATTGCGATGGCGGGCACCAAAGTGTTGATGGCACCCACCGCGCTAATGATGGTTCATAACCCGCTCACGGTAGCGATTGGTGATAGCGAGGAAATGCAAAAAGCCATCGACATGCTCGGTGAGGTCAAGGAAAGCATTATCAATGCTTATCAACTGCGCACCAACCAATCCCGCACCAAGATTTCGCATTTGATGGATGCGGAGACTTGGATGAACGCCAACAAAGCCATCGAGCTGGGCTTCGCGGACGGCATCCTCACCGATTCCAAAAGTCGCGGCCAGGAGGCGCCGTTGGCGGAGAATTTTGCGTTCTCACGCCGCGCGGTTACCAACTCGCTACTTGACCGCCTCGGCGCCAATCAGGGCGCTGCTCCGCCATCGTGCAAACCGCCAGAACCGGAACCACCACCAGACCCGTTACCGCCAACCGAGGTGGTAACTGGAATTCCCGTTGAGTCGCTCGAAAAGCGGCTCTTTCTTATTGCCCATAAATAACCACTAACAAAGGAACAAATGATTATGAGTCAGATTTTGGAATTGCGCGAACGCCGCAACAAAGTATGGAACACCGCTAAAGAGTTCCTCGACCAAAAACGCGGCCCGGACGGCATCGTGCCAATCGAGGCAGCCGCCGAGTACGACAAGATGGAAGCCGACATGGTCGCCCTCGGGCACGAGATTGAGCGCCTGGAGCGGCAATCAGCGTTCGATGCCGAAATGACCAAACCCACCTCGATGCCCATCCTTGGCACCCCAGCCCAAAAGGCTGAGGCTAAGACTGGGCGGGCGTCGGATGAGTACAAGGCGGATTTCGCCAACATTCTGCGCGGCAAGCAACCCATCAACAACGTGCTATCTACTTCGCCCGATGTTGACGGTGGCTACCTGGTGCCGATTGAGTTCGAGAAGAAAATCGTCATCGGCCTAGAAGAAGCCAACGTGCTGCGCGGCCTGGCCAAGACCATCACCACCAGCGCTGAACGCAAAATCCCCATCGCGGCCACGCACTCGGAAGCCCGGTGGACGGCAGAAAACGCCGCCATCACCGAATCGAACCCGACGTGGGATCAAAAAACCATTGACGCGTTCAAGCTCACCGACCTGATTAAAGTGTCGATTGAGTTGTTGCAGGATTCGATGTTTGACCTGGAGTCTTATATTGCTAACGAGTTCGCCCGCGCCTTTGGCATCGCCGAGGAAGAGGCGTTCTGCATCGGTAACGGCACCGGCAAACCCACCGGCGTGTTCACCACTAACGGTGGCCAAGTCGGCGTCACGGCTACTTCGGCTACTGCGGTGACGGTGGATAACCTGATTGACCTAGTCTACAAGCTGAAGAGTCCGTACCGGCGTAATGCCGCGTTCTTGATGCGGGATGTGACCGTCAGCGGTTTACGGAAGTTGAAAGACAACAACGGGCAGTACTTGTGGCAACCCAGCGTGCAAGCCGGGGAGCCAGACCGGCTATTGGGTTATCCGATTTACACCAGCCCTTATGCACCAGCGGCTGCGGCTAACGCGCTGCCGATTGCGTTCGGCGACTTCAGCAACTACTGGATTGCCGACCGCATGGGACGCACCGTGCAACGCCTAAACGAGTTGTACGCGGGCAACGGGCAAGTCGGCTTCATTGCCACCCAACGCGTGGACGGCAAAGTCATCCTCGCCGAGGGCATCCAACTATTGAAGATGGGCGCCGGTTCGTAAGTAATGCCCGATGGCGAACAACGTAGTTAAGGGGGTGGCGGCGATGAAACCAGAAGATTTGTTAACACGAGTTAAAGACAACCTAATCCTCACCCATGATGAGGATGACAAGTTGCTGCTTGGTTTGATTGCCGCTGCCCTCGACTATGCCGAGAGCTACCAAAAACGCAAATACCGCACCCGGCTGCCCGCTGCGACCGAGCAAGCGGTAATCATGCTAGCCACGCACTTCTACGAAAGTAGGGACGGCTCCACGGCTGGCTTCTTTGCCGACCACACCAGCGCCGCCCAGCAGGTCTGGGAAACCGTAAACCGGCTCCTAGCTTTGGGAAAGAGGTGGCAGGTATGAGCTACAGGAGGCGCTTCAAGAAAAAGTGCTCAGCATAAGCACCATCGTTGCTGGCGTAATATCCAACTTCTTCGTAACCGAGGTTTCGGTAGAAATCAACTCCCTGGAAATCAAAGGTGTCTAGCCTAATATGTTTTGCGCCCATCGCTCGCGCCCGGCTTTCCATCTCGGCCATTAACCGGCTGGCTATTCCTCGGCGGCGATATGCCTCGTCAACAAATAATGTCGACACATACATAATCCAGTATTCGGACATGGTGGCGTCAATTCCGGCGACCAACTCATCATCAACAATCACGCCTAACCGAATGTCACCCTCTGGCTCTTCGCCGATTATCTTGCGGTCGTATTCCGCTAAGCGGTCATCAATATCCTCCGCTTGTTCTTTGTTCAATTCGACGATAAGACCGGCTTCCATGCGCGCATCGTATCAGTCAGCCTTGGCGTTCTAAAAACCGTTAGGAGGTGGTAGGTATGAGTTTTGGGAAAATGGCTGGCACGTTTATTGACATCATCGACCCGCACCCCACCACCGACGCTGCCGGGTTCAAAGTTCCGGGTGACACGGTGCTGGCCAGCGTTCGGGCTTACAAGGAGGAGCGGCGCGGGAACAGCAAGTGGGCCAACATGGCCGTATTTAGTGAGGCGACTTCGATGTTCCGGTTCCGCTCCATCCCCGGCCTCGAAATCACCACCGATTACGTGATTGTTTGTGCTGCTGGCCGGTACCGCATCGTTTCCGTTGAGGACGTGCGGGGCAAGGGCAGGTATTGGGAATGTTGGTGCGAACTGGCGGAAAGGATGTCGCCATAATGACGCGGTGCGAGCTAAAACTACCCGATGAGTTCGCCGATAAGTTGAACCGGCTTGGCGCCCAGACTGATGAGATTATTGAAGGATGTCTTGAAGCTGGTGGTCAGGTCGCTTTAGCCAAAGTCAAGGGGAACCTGAGCGGCATAGTTGGTCGGGGTACGAAAGTCAAATCGCGTTCATCAGGTGAACTTAGAAATTCATTAGGCGTTTCCCCGGCCAAACCCAAGCGTGATGGCACTGGCTGGGATGTGAAAGTTGGGTTTGCCGAACCCCGCCACGGTAAGGGCGGTTCGAACGCGAAGATTGCCAACATCCTGGAATATGGGCGCCACGGTCAACCACCTAAACCGTTCTTGCGGCCAGCCAGAACCGCCAGCAAAGCCGGAGTGGTCGAGGCGATGAAGTCCAAGTTTGAGCAGTTAGCGGGTGGTTTATGATCACCATTCTTGAGGAACTGAATAGTTTGTTGGCGCCCGTGCTTCCGGTGGAGACGGGTGTTTTCTCTAACCCAGCCCCAGACGAATACTTGGTGCTGACCCCGCTGGCTGACTATTACGAGTTATTTGCTGATAACCAGCCCCTAGTGGATGTGGGGCAAGTGCAAATCTCTATTTTCACCAAAGGCAACTACCTCGCCCATAAAAACGCGATAACCAAACTGCTACTAGCTGCGGAATTCACGATTACCGACCGCAGGTATTTAGGCCACGAGGATGAAACCTCTTATCACCATTACATCATCGAGGTGGAAAAGAATTATGAAAGCGAGGTGGAATGATGAGTGTTGAACTTTATGATTCCCAACATCCCCAAGCCGCGAAATGGCTCCTCCCGGACGGCACGGTCACCTACCAACTTCCAATTATGGGTGCCGTTGGGGGCGCCGGAGGTGGCGGTGGTGGAACGCTAAACCACGCCGAGCTAATAAACCTCGATTTCGCGCACAGCGGGCATACCGGGTTTGCCAGCCAAGACCAAATGAACCGGGAGAGCGTCCGAATTGACGAAGCGCACCAAAGAATCCTTAACGTTGACATCCGCGTCGAGCGCCTAGAAGGCGACGCATTTCACGGCGTTCCATACGTCGAGGAGCAATTCGTACCTGGCCTATGGATTTGCCGGGTGCAACGAGGCCCGATTTTCTCATACTGGATTCGCGGCGAGTATGCAGGTGCCCAGCAACTTACCTTGCCGCCGGGAACATTCATCGCGCAACCTGGAGGCTTGAACTCGTTTGATGAATTCTGGGATGACCAACAAAACAAACCCGACATTGAAGTAACAGTTGGCCGAGCCGGAATAACCGGAGCAGATAAATTCGATACCGCTATCTTCAGTTTTCACCGTGACGGGCTAAGGGTATCTGGCGATTACGTTAAAGGTCTCACCCTGTACCCGGCAGATAAAAACTATAGCGCCAGCCGCATCCTGTTCGCACATACCCGCGTTCTCGAAATCCCATAACCACATACCTGAAAGGAACAAACATTATGGCAACAATTGGACTTGATAAACTCTATTACGCCCCAGTGACCGAAAACCCGAATACGGGTGAGGAAACCTACGGCCTACCGCAACTCCTCGCCAAAGCCATCAGCGCCGAGTTGTCCATTGATTTGGCTGAGGCCACGCTTTACGCGGATGATGGTGCAGCCGAAGTGGTCAAGGAATTCAAGGGCGGCAAACTCACGTTAGGCGTGGATGGGATTGGGCGCACCCAAGCCGCCACCTTGACTGGCGCCACCGTTGACGACAACGGCGTACTGATTTCGGCTTCGGAGGATGGCGGTAAACCCGTCGCTATCGGCTTCCGCGCCAAGAAAGCCAATGGGCATTACAAGTATTTCTGGTTCTACCGCGTCAAATTCGGCGTGCCCAGTACCAACCTGCAAACCAAAGGCGACTCCATCACGTTCAGCACCCCGAGCATTGAGGGGTCAGTGTTGCGCCGCAACAAAGTCGACGGCCTGGATCAACACCCTTGGAAAGCCGAAGCCGACCAAGACGACACCGATTTAGGCGCCGCCGTGGTGACCGGCTGGTTCACCCAAGTTTACGAACCCGAATACAGCTAAGGAGAACCAACAAATGACCAATGAACACGATGACCGCAGCGCCATCATCACCGTTGGCGATGCTGAGTATGAGTTGCTGCTCACCACCCGGGCCACCAAGGAAATCGCCAAACGCTACGGCGGCTTGGATAACCTTGGTGAGAAGCTGCTCCAAGCTGAGAACTTCGAGTTGGCGTTGGATGAGATTATCTGGCTAATCACCCTGCTGGCTAACCAGTCAATTCTGATCCACAACCTGCGCAACAAGGATAATCCGCGTGAGCTGCTGACTTCCGATGAGGTGGAACTGTTGACCTCACCGCTGGAACTGACCGCGTATAAGGATGCGATTACAGAGGCGATGTTCAAAGGCACCGCCCGCAACATCCTTAGCGAGGCTGACAGCCCAAAATAAGTGGGGGCCGGGTAGATGACGCTGAGTTGTTTACCCGGCTGCTCTACCTCGGCACAGTCCACCTGAACCGCACCGAGCAAGAAACCTGGCTAACCCCAATCGGGCTGCTCCTAGATTTGTGGGAGTGTCACCGTCAACACAACGGTTGGGCCAGGCCGCTCCGGGAGCATTTTATAGAGGAACTGATCCCGGCTGGTATCTAGCCCTTTTGCAAACTGCGCAGATAGTCGATTTTCGGATTGTCC